GATCTTCTGAGGTTTCATTGCGTCGAGCTTGTTTCCGGTATCGCTCTTGTTCGTATTGAACATGAGATCGACTCCAGGAGGTAGATCGTCATTGTAGACGGCCATACCCTTCAAGTAGTGAGTACCCGCAACACCGATTCGAACCTGTGCATAACGAGACTTGCCCAAGGAAATATCCTCGACGCCTCGACGAACGTGAATAACACCATCCATCGCGGCTCCTCCATCAGGTCCATACCGCACGCCGACTCTCGAGAGGTCTACGTTCAGTGGAGGCTGAATTTGGTCAAAGGATCTACCATTGTCGCGAGTGAAGGCCATGATCTGACTGATGTTTTCTTGCTTCTGATATACGTCAGAGTAAGGAACATCAGGTCGAGCAAGAACCTTCATGTTTGTTTTCTTACCGCTCATTTGGTCGACTTGGAATCCGTAAACGTGATATCCTTCGGACTGAAGTTTAGTAACTGCAGCACTTAGACGTTCACGGCTAACGCCGAGCTGAGCCTCGACGCCTTGACCAATATCGACCATCGCTTTCTCATCAACTGCAGCTCGAACAGTATTAGAGAGTGTCTCGAGCTTCTCGACCTTTTCCTTGGTTCGCTCCGAAAGGAGTGCTCGAACAGATGACTCATTTGCCATACCCAACTTCTCAGCGATAACTGTGTTGGAATTGCCTGCTTCTTTGAGCTTAGTAGCTCGAGCAATAAGATCCTGTTTGATCTCATGTTTAGCAATGGCTTTGTTGTCTCGAAGTTGCTTTGAAGTAAGACCGACGCCCTCGGCAATTTCCTTCTCTGAGAGACCCTTTTTCTTCAGGTCATCAACATACATTAGGAATGATTTATTGCGCTGACCAGGGTTCTCGCCACTACCCCAAGGGTAGCGACCAGAATGCTTCGGTGTTCCGATATGGAATATGAGTGGACCCTCGTCATTAAGGAAGGTACCCGTTGTCATGCTAGTGCCTCCTCTTTCCAAGAATCAAGCAGATCGCTGTAGGACTTCATAAGACTCATGATCTCAACAATCTCGGGAACCAAATCAGGATTCGTCTCGAGGTTGCAATATTTGATCTCATCCATTTGGTAGATGCGCAGTTCAATATCAATACTGCCTGGAAGGATCTGGTATTCGTGACAGAACATTGCCGCGTAGACCATGAGTTGATCCATCTTTGCTGGGGTTTCACCAGTCTTAAGATCATGGATCCTCAGCATGTTGTTACGAAAGGATATGGCATCTGCAGTACCGAAACAGTTGTCTGAGTAATATAGAACCTGCTCCGGTGTCATACGAAAGCCGATTGCATCATTGACATACATCGCCATCGTAGTATTTGAGCCACGAAGCTTGAGTCCCTTCTTAATAAGGAGGGACGCAATATCATGGAGCTCAGATCCTTCTTGGGCAGCGAGGGCTTTTCGGAATGTTTCCGCTAGCTGTTCCTCATCATAGCGAATCCAAGCGTATTTACTTGCGCTTAGAAACGCGTGTTTTCCTTGAAGGTTGAAGTGCGTGTTGAAGTTCATTGAGGACTGCCTCTTTATTCTCAGGGCTGATAAAGGACGCGTAGGACATGTTGTTAAACTTATCTACGTAATAAGCTTGATTTGGCTGGCGCGTTGATTTGGTTTCACGTTTCCATTCCAATGCGGCCCAGCGATCACCATTGATGATCAATAGGTCAGGAATACCCTGCTGCCGCTGTGGGTCCAATCGGAAGACTTCGCCATCGGGAAACTTTTCCCGTATTTCTTTTACGAAGGCTCGTTGGAATTCAATCTCTTTTTTAGCAGGTGGCACTTAAGTAACCTCCGTCACACAAAAGGGTAATGCGTGAATACGACAGATATCCTATTCCTATCATTATAATCGATGTATAAAATGCGTGGGCAACGCCCCACTGGTCAAATGGCCAATTTTGATTTGTCCAAAAAACTTCTTCCTATTACTATTTTTTCCTTATAAAGGTTTTAGTGATTTTTTTCAAAAATGGCCAGCGTTGGGCACAAAGTGTGGGCATGTGTGGGCAAGGGACAAAGAAAACAGCCCTTTTTGATCCTTTTTGTTCGCTTATAGCGTAAAATTAGTGCCCACTTATTGTGCCCAACGTTGCCCACCTTGCTGGCCAAATCTGAAATTCTGGCCACGTTTTTGGCCACTTTTGCGGTACTTTGGGCACAAAATGCCCACAAACTTTTTTCAGATTTGGCCAATTGGCCAGAAGTGGCCACGACTATTCTGGGTCTTCTTTACTGTGTCTATGGTAAATAAAGATGAGTTGTCCAGCGAGAAGAACGAAATAGATTACCAAAGCGATTATAAACGGTAAAGTAAATCCCGCCATAACTGCAAAATACCCAACAATGATGATGGAGCAAGACCAGTACCAAACCCAAAGCTTTTCCCAGAAAGTCATTCAGTAATCCTCCCAGTAAAATCGCTCAACTCTTCCTCCTAATTGCTCAATCCGTTTGATATGATCCTCGGTCTCACGCATGCGATTGCGACAAGGATCTGTTGTTGGTGCCCACATCTCTTCCGGAAGAGTGACTACCTTTATCGAATCAAGAGTCGAGATGCCCATGATCTTCGATGGTTCAGTAGCCTTGATGATGTCCCTGTAGTTCATCCCATGCTTCTCAGCATAACGAACACAGTGAACATAGTTTCCGAACATCACTACTCGAGTTCTACCCATCACTTATCTCCTCGTTCAAGATCTTTTGATGTTCGATAACCAACTCGCTCTAGAAGCTTCCCCACATAAACTACTGCTATTAGAAACATAAGTAGGAATGCCGGTAGCCAGTAGACAACTCGCCAGTCAAAGAAGATACCTATAACGATTACAACATTGGACAGCGCTAGAATAAGTAGAAGATACCACCAACCCCAACCCATTCGATTGGAAGCCTCGATAGCATCTGTGGTTATTAGTGGTTTTGTCATCAGGCAGCTACCTCTTTCAGGTCAGGAAAGACCTCCATCACCAGGTCTTCAATTTTTCGCTTGACTGATCCCTCATCGCTAAATAGAACAGCGTATTCAATATCGCCATCCCATTCCGTCGGTCGAGGTCGACGAGTATTCTTATAACGAACTTTCCCGTCAGGATGAATCTCGTATTTTGGATAACCCGGAATCTCTCGGTACCATCCTCGCCTCGCATAGGCTCTGGGAGTGTTCGGCTCCTTCTCTGTAGGAGGAGGGAAGTTCTCCGGCCATGCAGCCCTTAGAAGGCTTTCTCTGCTTCTCTGAGTGGACTTACCATCGTTTGTTCGAAGAGAATAAGCCCAAGATCCAGTTCTTGAGTTCTGCTTGTAGGCAATTGTTTTCTTAGTCCAGTTATTTCGAACCTCACCATCCTTAGATATCTCATACTTAGAGAATTCAGGATGACGTCGGAAGTCTCCGCGAGGACGAACAGATTCCTCTCGTATCTTCCTCTCAACAGCTTTTCGTTCCTGTCGAGCTACTTCTTTGATCCGATCTCCGAAAGTATCCTTAATCAGATCCTTGAGAGCATGGGCACTCTTGAATCCTGTTATGTTTTGAATACGAACACGAGGGTGAAGATTCTCCCCAACCTTCGTACGCCCCATGTAGATCTCAACTGGCTGCTTCGAGACTACTGTGCGAATATCCCCCGTTATCGTAACTTCATAATCAGGAAACGTAGGGATCCTAACCCATTCTTCAGACATGCTGAGACCTTATTCTATTAGATGTTTGTTTTAATTACTGTAATCCGCTCAATACAGCTTGCGCTTTTGTTAGGATCACGATTGATGCTGTCCCATTCCTTTAATGCTTCAGGAAGGGTATCGAAGGAAATGCGAATTGGCATGAAACCTCCGTTGTAATACGTTACTCGGTATTCGTCATCCATTTGCCCACATTGTCTCGGCTAGAGTTGGTCCATCGATCCATACTGGCTTCCCATTGACGATGAGCTTAACTGTAACCATCTGATAAAACTCATCGTATTTCGGTTCCTGAACCCGACCAGAACTCTTGTGTCGAATGGTCCCCAGACGGTTAATCTCGAAGGAGTTAGTACCAATACCTTCAACCGTACGCCACTCTTCTTCAGTGAGCTCTGTTTTTCCCTTAGGGAAGGTTTTAACCAAGATATCTTCTAACGCTAGAGTCTCTTCCATCCCACCATTGTCATGAATAGTGACAGTAATAGGCTCTCCCAAATTACTACTAACCATCTCAATTTGATTCTTAGTAAGCGCATGACGGATCAGACCTCTATTACTAGCCT